AAAAGAATCCTTTGTAAATAAGTCCCTTTTCTAATTTTCCTCTAAATATAGAATTTAAAACTGTTTCAACTTCATCTTCATTCTTAAACTCTGCAAGTTCCTCAAACCAGTAACGAGCGACAGGAAATTGAGCTTCTTTTATAGATTTACTTTTTTGTGGATCATCTACACCCATAAAAATGAACTTATTACCTCTCTCTTTGTAAATAATTTCAAGGGGACTAAGTTTATATTCAAAGTATTCCTCTACTTCTAGAAATTTAATAGCCCATTTTATTTGTTCATATACTGATTTTCTAAGTGTTTCCCCTACTTTTCTAAAACAAATGGTATTGACAGGATATTGCATTAAATCAACAACTAAAATCAAAGCAATATTAGTTGATTTTGCCGAACCTCTTCCACCTTTACAAACTAAACGAGTGTATTTATTACTTTTCCAAGCCGAATAAAGTGAATAAAATCTAGGAGTTAATAAGTCTGATATTTTAAGTTGTTTTCTCTTCTTCTTTGATGTCATCAACTATTAACACCCCTCTTTCTTCTTCAACTTCTTTTTTAGCTTGTTCTTTTTTCTTTTCACTTCTTGCTGTTACTTTTTCTACTACACTTGCAACTTTAACCAAAGCATCAGCAGTTTTTGGATCTCTAAATTGTTCAGGATTCTTAGAGATTTCTATTAATATTTTTTTATGAGTCTCATCAAGTAAATCAATTACATCATCTAAGGTCATTCCAGCTAATTTTCTAGCTTCTTCAAATTCTTCTTTATTATCTTTTATCCAACGATAGATAGTGCCTGGTGATTTATTTAGAGCACTAGCTATTTCTTTTGCTGTATTTCCTTGTGCATATAGCTTTTTAGCTTTTAATAGCTCTAAATCCATAAAGCACCTCCATATTTTTTTATTTTATTAAGCAAAAATATTCAGCTTTATTTCTTAATTTTCCAAACATTTGCTTTTGATATTTTTTTATAATAAATTCACATTTAAATTTTTCTTTTAATAATCCTGATAGATTATTGTCTACACTTCCAAATACAAGAAACACATTATTTTTATTTTGATTTCTTTTAATGAACTCTATAAGCCTTGCATCATCTTTTATTGTCCAGTCTATACCTTTATCATCTGCATAGTTGTAACCTATAAAGCCTTCCTCTCCTACATTTGTTTTTCTAATGTATGGAGGATCTAAGAATATAAAACTATTTTCAAATTCCCAATTATCATCAAATAAATCAGTTGTTATTTTTATAGTTTTTAATGCTTCTATATAAAGTTCTAACTTCTTTATTTTTTCTTCTGAATAAAAAGCATTTGATAATGTCATTCCATTTCCACCAAAGCCCATTAAACTCCTTAAAATCCTTTTTTGATTTTCGTTAAAAACTTCATGCTTTTCTCTTGTACTTATTTTTTTTCCACAGCAAGGACAACATTTAGAAAAAATATTTTTAAATTTTTTATTTTCTTCTTCAAATGCTTGTCTATCATTTTCATATAAATTTCTAGCATTTATTTTTAAATCATGTTTTATATATTCAAGACCTTTTTTATATGTATCCACAGCATTTGTCATTAAGAAACATTCTATTTTTTCATCTTTTACATTTGCTAATACCTTTAATTCTCCAAATTCATTTTTAAAATTTAGAGGAACTTCCATAGAACCAGCAAATAAGTCAATAAAATTTTTTCTATAATTTTCTTCAAATATTTTTTTAATTTCATTGTAAAATCTTCCTTTACTCCCAAAGTATGGAAATGGAGGCTTTATTCTTGCCATTTGTACTTCTCCTTTTGTTTTTTTATTTTCCATACTTGTTATAACTTGCTCCAGAAGTAAATGTTGTAATATTTGCAATATTTGTAAAATTTGCAATAAATAAAAAAAAGCACACCATTTTTGATGTGCCTTTGAACCTTAGTTTTATTTATTATTTTTTTAAATCAATTCTAATTTTTTCTTTTACTTCATTGCTTATAAGTTCACTGTTTAAAATACCATTTATTGCCATTTCTCTAAAAATATCTATTCCATAATCTTGAACGTCTTTATAAAGTTTTAAAATTGTTTCATCTTTTAAATCTTTGATTTCTTTTATACATCTTTTCTTTTCAGGATAACTGTCTTTATATTCATCTTTTTTAGATATATAGCATTCATTAATTAGTGTTCTTTCTGTCATTCCTTCTATTTTTATATGATGTATTAAATAGTACATTTTTACTCCTTTTTATTCTTTTTTATATATTCAATCAAGGCATCTTCTATTACATAAGATAGTTTTTTTTCATTAAATTTATTCTCAACCTCATCTAAAAGTTCTCTTTTTATTGTAATAGATCTTGATATTCTTTTATCTTTTCCTAATGCTTTTCTTCCAGAACCTTCCCTTTTTCCACCTTTGGTCATTTTATCCCCTTTATTTATTTCTTAATCTGAAATATCTTATTAAATTACTGATACATAATAATAAGATTATTACAGCTAATATAATGCTATTTAAATAATGATTTAATGTTATTAAAATAGAAATTATAATAGTTAAATTTAAAAGTTTTATATTTTTCATTTGCTTTAATAAGTAAGAATTGTTATAATATTTTTAAGCAGGGAGGGTTGTTATCCCTCAACTGCCTAGCTATTATTCTTTGATTATCTTTATTAATTCAATTACTGCGACCAACAGCTGAATTGTGTAGATTGTCAAGAGTAGTAGCTCTTTTTTTGTTATTTTTCTTTTTCCTCCTTTCTTTTTTGATCTCTTCTTTTTCTTACTCATCTCTTCACCTCCTTATGTAATTATTATACTACTTTTATTTGAAAAAGTCAACCACTTTTTCAAATATTTTTTTTATTTTTTTGAAAAAAAAAGAGAGTTTAAAACTCTCTAAAATAGGCTATATTGATTATCTTTTTTTACTTGAAGGGTACTTTTATATGTGCTACTTTCTTCAAGCAATTCAAGACTTTCTAAATCAACTTGCCATGTATTCTTTTTTTGATTTTGGATACATCTATATCCCAAAGTTCCAATTCTGCAATAATTATATATTGTTCCAATTGAAACTTTCAGCCTTTTTGCTGCTTGAGCTACACTTATGTATTTCTTGGGCATTTTCCCCTCCTTAAAATCTATTAATTATAAATTTAATAATTCTTGTTTTTTCTTTTCAAACTCTTCTTGTGTAATAATTCCACTATCTAAAAGTTCTTTATATCTTTTTATTTCTGTAATTGAATCATTATTTACAGCAGGAGTATTATTACTTTCTTTATTCTTTTCATTTTCAGCACTGATAGAAGCTAAAATTGCAACAATATCTTCAGCTTCTTGTTTGGCTGCTCTATATACAAAACCATCTTTTTTAAACTCTGTTTTCAATAGCTCTATATACTCTGCTGGAACTATTTTATTATCTAAAACAATCTTAACTTTTAGACTTCTAACAACTTCTTTTGATTTTTTTCCACCAGTAAGTCCTCCAACTACTGCTCCTATTCCACCAAAAAGTGCTCCTCCAACTACTGCACTTCCAAGCCCACCTTTTGTTATAGTATTACCATCTTCAAGAATTTCATACTCTAATAATTCAGAATAATTATAAATTCTAGCTTTTGTTAACAATGTCTTTGGAAATAATATCTTTTTAGCATTATCATCAAATTTTATTAATTTTCCTACTCCTCTTGTTGCAACAAAATTTGCTATATCCAAATTTGCTTGCCTTTCTTTCTCAATTTCTTCAAGAATTTCAGCTGTTGTTGTATTCTCTAATTTTTTAAAAGTATTTCTATTATTTCCACATAAATCTAAGCATTTACTACATACAAAACCATCACTTAGCTTTTTATGCGTCTTTTCTTTTCCACAGATTGAGCATGTCCCCTTTTCCCCAAATAATCCGAACATAAAATCACTCCCTCATAATTTTTATAATTCTTATTATACTATAATAGCCCTTTTGTTTCAATATATAACTAAAATACAATTAAAATATTTTATTTTATAATACAATACCACTCAGCTCTGTCCAAAGAAATTCCAAAGATTGATTTTTTATATTTCTTTACTATAAAATCCACATTGAAAGCCTTTTGAAGCAATTTTGAAAGATTATTTTCAAGACTTCCAAATACCATAAATACATTATTATTTTTTAGATTATTCTTTATAAAATCCACAAGCCTAGCATCATCTTTTTCAGTCCAAATATTACTATAATTATAACCTTTTTTACCAATTTTTACTACTTCTGTTCCACACAAATAAGGGGGATCTAGTAGTATAAAACTATCTTTATAGCTCCAACTTTCATTAAAATAGTTGTGTGTTATCTCTATGTTTTTTAATTTATCCTGGTATATTTTTATTTTCTCTATTTTTGATGATGAATAAAAGCTATTAGATAAAGAAGCTCCATTATTTAAGCTTGCAAATAGTTCAACCATTTTTATTTCATCATCTGTAAAATTCAGAATATTCTCTTTTCTAAAATTTTTATATTTTCTTTTAATTTCTATCCATAGCTTTTTATCTGCATATAATTCTTTTACTGAAATCTTTTCTATATCTTTATATAAGAATCTAGCAAACTCTTTATATCTTTTTATAGTCATTTTATTGCACTTCAAGAAACTTTCAATATGCTCATCTTTAACATTTGCTATTACTTTAATGTATTCAAGTTCTTCTTTTAAATTTACTGCCACTTCCATTCCTCCAGCGAATAAATCAATGTAACTATTTTTTTGCTTTGTATAAATATTTCTTTTATTTCATTGTAAAATCTTCCTTTACTTCCAAAATATCTGTAAGGTTTTTGTATCTTCATTTTTTCCTCCTTAAACAAAAAAAGAGCCCAGTTATTCCAACAATTTAACTTGTTGAAATACTGAGCTCAATGCTACAAAGTATTTTAATTTATTCTTTTTTCATTATTTTTATTGGTACTCTTTTATTTGCCTCTATGATGTATCCATTTTTTATTTTCACCTCGCACCAGCCTTCATGCTTTTTAATCTCTTCTAAAATATACTTCTCATTCTTTTCAATGTTAGTTTCTGCCATTCAGTACCTTCCTCATCTTTGCTAGTGCATTATGTTTTGCTATATGCACCCTCTGTCTGCTAACTTTCAGTTGTTTTGCAACCTCTTCACCAGAATAGCCATCGAAGTATAACTTTTCAATAATATATTTTTCTTGCTTTGTACAGCAATCCAGCAATTTTGACACAAATGTTTTATTTTCTAAATCTACATTATTTATATTTTTATCCTCAATTTCTAAACCTTCACAAGTTTGAAATTGTATTTTATCCCTCCTTCCTTTCTTGATTTCACTTATAGCATTATATGAAACCCTATAATTTTCTTTATCTATAAATCTTCTTATCCGTGCTTCAATGTTGGGATATAAGTGTGTGAGAAACTTAGTATTATAACTAAAATCATAAGTTTTTATAGCTTCATAGATTCCTAAAATTCCTTCCTGGAATCCATCATCTGTTCCACCCCATTTATTATTTATCTTTCTAACTGCATTCATATATTGCTCAATTAGCTTTTCAGTTGCTTCATTATCTCCAGCCTTAGCTCTACAAATTAGCTCTAATACTTCTTTACTCTCCATATTTCCCTCTATAATGCCATTTTACTTCTTACAATCTTTTCCTTAGCCACATCTATAACTGACTTAATATCTTCATATTCTAGCCCTATATTTGTTAATTCCTGCTCTAATAATACTTTATTTCCTTTTATTTTTTCTATTTTCTTATTTAATTCAGTTATTTCAGCATTAGCAATTGCTATACTATTATTAATCTCTGCTTTTCTTTCAAAATACTTGTCTTCAAAATTATTTTCTTCAATCTCTGCTCTTTTAAGATTTTCAAGTAAAACTTTAAGCATTGATCTATTTCCTTCATCATCTAGCCCATAATCTATTGCATAGCAAGTCACTAAATTATCTCCAACAACTACATAAGTCATTAATAATTGTTCATTTATATAAAATTCAGCTTTCTTATTTCCCTCATAAGCTGCTGTATTAATATATCTAGCTTCTTTAAACTCCTCTTTTAAACTTGCTTCTAAAACTTCTATTTTATTTTCATTTGCTTTCTTCCAAATATCCCAAGTTCTATCACTTACAATATTTGCATTATGTACTCTTGAGGCATATCTCATAAGAGCATGCCTTGTTATATTAATTTCTTTCATTATTTCCTCCTATAAGTCTTATATATCTATTTTCTCCTAAACAAATCACTTCATTATGTTTTTTTAACATTCTCTTTAATGCAACAAAACTTGGAAACCAAGGTAAAACATGAGAATATTTTTCATACATTCCTCTCTTCTTACAATGCTTTTTCCCATATATTTTTTCACAAGTTTTTATAAATTTTTTTGAGAATTTTGCTTTTTCTACTATATGCCCCCAATCTTCTTCAGATGTTTGTATTTCTCCATCAACAATTACTGTATATCTTAAGATCATATCTTTTTCAAAGCTTAATAATCCTATGAAGACCTCATGTTCATCTATTTCAAATTTTAAAAATCTATCTACTATAAATTGCTCTTTTAACCAATTATAATCCTCATTTGTTATTATTTTCCTCTCCATTAATACCTCTTTTCTCTTGCCATTCTACTATTTCTTCAAGAATATATATTAACTTGCTACAATCTTTAACTGTCATATTTTCCACTGTTTTATCTTTTCCTAGATATTGTTCTATAAACTCCTTCTTATCTTTCTCATAGTAGACTTTACTATATAAAGTATTAAACTTATTTATTTGCTTTTCTGTTGCATAGTTATTTATTAATCTTTGAAGTATTTTTATAAGGATCTCAGCCTGATTATAGCTGAGATCCTTACTAGACTCCTTATTAAATTTGCTTTTTAAAAGTGCTCTATATTCTTCATCTTTTAAACTTGCTTTATGCTTTAATGTATGAATATATTTAATTTGATGTTTCTTTATCTCCTTCATTTTTTAAATCCTCCATAACAGTAGTCATAGATAATGGGATGTTAATTTTATTGCCATTCTCATCTTTATAATATGCCTCTATAAATGTTTTAGACCTCTGAGGCTTCCAAGCCTCTTTAATTATTTGAACTCCTTCTGTTAGTTCAACATCATTTATATTACCAGCTATCTTTTCTAACTCCATAACTCTTGAAGCCTTTAAATTCCCATTCTTATCTTTTTTTAATAACAAATTAACTATTTCTAATAAATGTGTATTTTCACCCTGAACAGTTTTATAAATATAGTTCTTAACCTTTTCTATTCCAGCATGAACTGTATCGTCAAAACTATCAAGCATTCTATAACCCAATGTTATAGATATTTTCCCATCACTTGTTGTAAATGTGTGAGATTGTTGATTATCTTTTACTCCATAAAGTTCAGCTTTTAGTTCTAAGATACTTTTAAAGTCATCAAACACTTCTTTTTTTAACATCATTATTTGTGCTGAAATATTTTTTATTTTATCTATTTCATTTATTACAGTTTCATCAACAAGATTTTTATAAGCATCCACCTTTGCTTTTCTCTCAGCTTTTTTCTGTCTATCTTCCTCTAATAATTGCTTTCTTAATATTTCTTTTTCTTCAGCTGTCATATTTTCTAAATTCATTTTTTCCTCCTATTTTCATTATTCTAGTATTTCAAAGTCTTTTAAAAATTCACTATTTATCCCTCTACAATCACCATTTTGAAATTCTAAATAACTTCCCCATAATTTAACTGGTTTATTTTCTCCTTCTTCTTCAACATCAATTAAATACTCATCAACATAATTACCTATTTGGAACTTTGGAAAGCCCCATAAACTTGCATACTCCACTCCACCATTTAAAAGCATTCCTTCTTTTATTTCTTTTCCATTTTTGTCAAAAAATCCTTGCATTTTTCCTCCTATAATTTCATTAATAATATAAACCCAGTGATTAAAAAATATATGCCAAATATTACATAAATAGCCATAGTGAATAAAAGAAATTTCAGTATTCTCAGAGCAATTGGCTTTTTACAATAAATTCTTTCTCCATCAAGATACACTTCTCCATCACTATATACTTTTCCATTAAATACTGTTGAATATGTTCCATCTTTTATTATGTATGTTTTTCCATTTACAGTTATTCTATTTATACTCATACTGTTTTAATTCCTCCATTCTTATAAATTCTTCATATCCTGTTAATACATCCATAAGCCTTGCATATACTCCATTATTATCTTCATAAGTATATATAATTCCGTTAATCTTATATAAGTCTTTTATTTCCATAGTTAGTCCTTTAATTTTTTAAAATCAATAACCCCAAATGCTACATCTTCTGTTTTAAATTTTTCTTTTAACTTATTTATTTCTTCTTTTATAAAATCTTCTAATAACTTAACCGTCATCTCACTGTTAAAACTAACAATTCTACTTGTATGTCCTATTGTTTTATATACTGTATAAATACAACTTACATAATATTTATATTTCTTTTTTCTTCCAAAAAACCCTCTTTGAAATTTACAATCTTGCCCAACATTGAAGCCTGCAATAAATAAAGTAATTCCAAGTCCTGCTAAAATCCAATCACTCATGATACCTCCTTATCAAATCTTGCCCATAAATAGCTTTTTCTTTCTCCTTTATCATTAATTACTTCAACTTGACTAATACTTGTATCTATATCTAATATTTCATATTCTTTGTCCAGTGTAAGCTCCCCAGTGTCTGGGATAATACACTTT